TGAGTAGAAAGCAAGGCAGACTCCAATCCTGCCTCTATTCTATCGCCTACGCTTACGCGGTCTCTGAGCCGCCTTAGCCTTCGCCTCCAACACCTTCTGAATAGTGAACAACATTCTAGGATGCAAAGAGGCTAGATCCTGTGGGCTGATACCAGTCTCCACAGCAATCTGAGCAATCAACCAATGAGCTGAGGCATCGCCTAGCCCTTTGATGATTTTGGGGAGCCTGCCTCAACACCTTCCACTGACTCAACCCACTTCTGGAAAGTGTCTTTAGTCTCACCGGTGCGCTTCAGCACATGCCAGCCAAGCCAGAGCAGGTGTGTGATTTTCATGTCCTGGTTTAGGCGTGACACAGACAGATCGTACTCTGCCTCAAAAGCCACCAGGTCAGCGGCAATGCCTGTGACCTCTTTGGAAGTACCGTCAAGGAAAGTGATTAGGAGCGTAAAGTTCATGCTCCAGATACTACCCTAATTTAGGCAGTACCGCGTGTGATTGCACCATCCACAGGCCAGGTCACATCCATTGTTGCCAGGTCTCCAACATTGGAGCTGAACGGGGTGCTCTGAACCACAAGCGCGTTGAAGCTATAGCTAGGGTTAGTAGCTGATACTGCAGCGCTAGTGGGCTTCACGACAATCGCTACGGTCCCCCCCAAATTGCTGAACACGGTGCTATCGACACTGCCGCTCGCAAAATCCTGGTGAAAACTGAGGGTAACGCTGGAGTCCTGAAGGCCACCAATGTAACGGCGTGCTGAATCACCAAACGCGGTAATCTCAAGCTGCTCCCTGGAAATGTCAAGTGTCACCGCTGCAAGACTGTCACTGAAGTCAGTACCGCCAATGGTGATGTCAAAGTCTGTAGCCGCGAACTTCGCCACAATTTCTCCTTAGTCTGCGTAAACTATGGCGGAAAACTCTGCCGCCAAGTATTGTTGCTCTCCTAATGTTATCGCACCAATGTTAGTCATCTCCTGCAACCTCACATCAAATGCGTTCCCCCCCAGAGTCTTATCTGACTGCAGTGCAGCCTTCACACCACCAGCACCTGTGGAGGCGTAAGCGTTGAGCCGTGTCTGTGCAGTGCGCTCAGAAACGCGCCCCACAATCACCGTAATAGTGAAAGTGTAAATAACCATGCCCCCCTGGAAAGCCTGGTCATACTGCACGTTATTCAACTGGACCACAGCGATAGGAGGGGAAGGGTTGTCAGGGAGATCAGCAGACGTTCTCAGACCGCTAATGGTTGCAAGGTTAGTTGCAATCCCATCCCTAATCAGGCTGATGCTCACGCGAAACCCATTTTCCTGAATGGCATGAGGAGCTTCTCCACGTCAGGATCCACACGCCCCACACGCATAACCCCAAGGTCTCCAAAGCCCATCACACCGGTAGGACTGTCGTACCGTTTGAACTGTCTCATAGCGAGCAGGATGCACGCCTGCCTGATAGCGGTGGGCACAGAAGGCCACCCCCACACACCAGCGATCTGCACAGACGCCTCATTAGCGTTCACGTTCCTGGGCTCGTAGATAGGGAAGAGGTAATCCCCAATGGCTCGCACCTGAGTGTAAGGGGTAGTGATTCCACCAGCGATCCCGTTGAGAGGGTTCAGCTGGTAGTCAGTTGTCTCCCAGGTCACATCGAACACCCCAGAACCGTCAGAGTCTGTCTTGAGTGTCGTAATGGATTGCAGGTCATCCACAAACACAGTGAACACATCAGTGGGCCTGTAAATCCGTGTAGCCGTAGATTGCGTGAACACACGCTCTGTGAAACCATCAATCTCACGGGATGCCGCCTCAATGCTCAACTCAAGCAGGGTGTCATCCACAGTGTCTGTAATCCTCAGCGCCGCCTTGACATCCGCGAGAGTTGCATAGCCGTCAGTAATTGCCACAAGAAACCTCCAGCCTCTAGTTTAGCGCCACAGCCTGCCTACGCTTTAGAAAGATACTCCCTGAGGAAAGGAAGCCAAGAACCCTCCCAGACAGTCTCAACATCGAACTGCAGGGCGAATGACCTAGCGACAGCGGAAGTGCCTCTATCGGCTTTGTACGCCTTGTGGAGTGCCTCTACCAGGTCAGCCAGGATAGGAATCTGAAAGAAAGCCTTTTGCGGTTCATCCCAGAAGGGTTGCCCCTGCACTTTGAACCCATCCTCAGAAACCAGATCAGCTGTAGCAGCCCAATCAGAACCAATCACCCTAGTGCCACACGCCTGAGCCTCAATCCCAGGAACCCCAAACCCTTCCCCATAGGTTGCCATCCACACCACATCAGAAGCGGAATAGAGTGCAGCCATCTCAGCATCACTGTAACCAATCCGCAGCTCATCCCTGTTAGCAAACGTGACAGCACTTGCAGGCACACCGGCAGACTGCATCAGGTGGCCAAGATGAAAACCTGCCTGGACAGGGAGCATGTCAGCGTGAATGTAAAGGTGTGAGTCAGGGTGCTCTTTGTGGAAGATACCGAAGGACAGGAATAATTCTGCATAGCCTTTGCGATGGGTGACAGAATTTGCCTTATTTGCTAAGACAGCAGTGACTAGGAAAGTGTCAGGATCTATCCCCATGAACTCGCGTGTAGGTTGCCCCCTGAACTTAGGTGTGGGCTTGAACACTTTAGTGTCCACCATGTGAGGAATATAAGGTGCATCAATGTCAATCACCTTCATCTGTCTCACACCGTGAGGAGCCATAGCAATAGGGGTTACGTTGTCACGCTCGAGAAACCTTTTCACCAGGGGAGGCATAGTGATGTGATCGAGAGGAACCCAGGAGACGATAGGGACCTCAGTCTCCAGATCGTTGTAAACCCACACATCGTAAAGAGTGAGCAGGAAGTGAGGCAGGTCTAAGTGCTTCTCCCTGTGAGTCTCATGCCACAGGTTGATTACATCATCACTGTACGGTTTCACCCCTTTAGGGTAGACAGGGACATCACCAAACTTTGTCCTGTGCTTCCCAATATGCCCTTCAGTGCCATAGTTAGACAGCACCCCCACCTGCAGGCCGTGTTGTTTCATCTTCTCCACCAGGAGCCCTGCCTGCACACCATAACCGGTAGCGAGCCCTGGACTGTTAGAAACCAGTGAGACTACCCCTTTGAGTTTTTCCATGCCCCCCACAATAGCGGAAACCCCCACCAGTCACTAGGACCGGCAGGGGTTTCTGCAGTGAGACTTTGACTACTAGACAGCAGCCATCGTCAGGGCCTTGATGTGTGATGCACCGTTAGCAACACCAGCGCCAAGGCGGTAGGTGAAACGGTAGCCAATGACATCGTTAGCGAAGTAAGCGTCAGTGGAAACTGAGGTCATCAGTCCAGTGGTGCTGATCTTCACGGAAGGCCAGTGACCGAAGAACACAGGCTTGGTGCTACCGGCAGTACCGATGGCCTCCACAGCAGGGTTCTCAATCACAGGAATTCCAAGGATTGTCGATGGCCCACCTGAAACTACGTCCAAGATGTATCTTCCATCATTATCCTTTAATTTCCGGATTGCTCCCAGCGTGGAGCTGTTCACCATGTAGGCGGCTCCAGGAAGCTGACGCACCAGGCCATCTGCAGAGAACTGAAGGTCAATCAGTTCATCAGCGGTGATGGCGTTGGAGGTTCCAGCGGTGACACCAGCACCAGCCACAGCAGTAACTGCAGCGTGCACAACAGTGTTCACACGGGTTCCAATAGCGTTACCAGCGAGCTCAACCAGGTTAGACTCAATGTCAAAACCGGCGTCTGAAGCAAGCTCAGAAGCGATCTTGGTGATGAAGCCCTGCTTGGTCATCTGCAGGAGAATGCTGGAGTAGGTTCCTTGAGACTCGTCAAGTGCAGAACCTGCAGCCTTTTCAGTTGCTGTGGGGTATGCAGTCGTGACGGGGATGCGAAGGTCCTCACCTGAGTCGCGAGTGAAAACCTCAGAGGTCTCCAGGTACGGTCCAACCAGACGTGCAAGGTTGTACACGCGGTCCAGGAACGCGACAGGGACAGTGTTAGCAGTGGGAACCAGTGTGGCTCGCTTCTCCATGGAGAAAGCGTGCTCACGGATTTCACCGCGTGCCATGGCGCGGAAGATTTCAGCATCTCCACGGGCCTCTTCAACAGGAGCGAAACCGCGAGAAGCCTCAGTGGCCTCAGCAACGCGCTCAGCATTACGCTTAGCAACCTCAAGCGCCTCATCAGCGCGGCGGATGTCAGCCTCAATGCGGTCAATCTTTTCCAACTCAGCTTGGTCAAGTCCACGCTTGTCCTGCTCTGCACCGTCAATAACCTCACGGATTTGAGTAGTCAAGTTAGCGCGGATCTCTTCCTGAGTCTTGATGAACTCAGACATGTAGATGTCCTTTCACTAAATGAATGTAAATGGGTTTCGCCATGGCGGTAACGCTCAACAGCTCTCAGCAGCGGTAACGCACAAATCTGATACTCCAATGATACCCCTAGGGGTTTACCCTGCTCCTGGATAGAGAAAACCCTCACCAGTCGAAAGGGGAACTAGTGAGGGTGAAACTCGCTAACGCTGTTCGACAGCCCCAAGAACGCGAGTCTCTTTTTCTCTCTGCTGTGCAGTGCCCCTAGTGGGCTTCACCGGCTTTGGTGTATCAGCAGAATCCAGTTCCACAATCGCCTCAGCAAACTGTGCAGCCATCGCCCTGATAGGACCAGACACAGGGTTCCCTGCAACCTTCAGAATCGTTTGCTCAATCTGTTCCTTAG